ATGGAGATCAATCTCCTTACCTTTCTCAATGACTTTTGATGTCTTAGACCTCAGCTCAAAGCTCTCAACAAAAAGATCGTTTAGATCGCTCATGATCTCTTGAGCAAGAGGTGAAAGGTTAAGCGAGGGTAAGACATGGGAAAAGTAAGGGTCGCCATTCTTAGTCCATTCTGATGCGTCTACGAGACCACCCTCATGGTGAGAGGGAATCGGATTTGCTTTGGCATCACGATAAAGGCTTCTAGCACTCTTATGTGAGCCATACAGGTCAAGAGCTTCTTTACGAGTCAACCAAAAGAAATGGTTGTGGATGTTATGAGTCTTACCTTTGTACTCGACATCTCTCATAGAGGTCATGTTGTTAGAAATATGAAGTAGAGCATAAACATGGCAGTCATCTACCCATTGTTCATAACCTTCTTTCTCAGTCTGAGGAGCTAGATATTCGTCTTTGTCATTTACCCAATTACCCTTTACGAGTTTTCGTGCTGAGTAAAGGGCGATAGCTCGTCTCCAGCTTTCACCTGCATTTAAAGAGAAACCCCTATTTCGACTACAAGCACTAGAAGTGATATAAACCTCTTGTGCGTTATACATTATACAATTCCCCTTGTTGTTCATGTAACAAAGGTGGGGGGAAGCCACACGACAATTACCATCTTTACTTAAAGACAATCCAGAAGATTGTTGTGGTAAATCTAAAATTCCTCTTTCTGTATAAGCCATAGCCCATTTTGAAGCCTCTCTGCCATCGGAAGTGTAAAGATACTTTTCAGAAAGGGAAATGATACTATCATCTTTTATGTCTTTTAAAGTGACAGGCAAGTCCTGCTTTATATTAGTCTTGCCCTCGTTCCACAGTGTAAAGCTAACGCCCCAAGACCCCTTCACATCAGCGAAATGGGACGCTTGAAACATAAAGCCAGACTTATAATTATAACGGCTATACCAGTAGGGCCTGAACTTAGAGAAAGAACCACTTGTTATAATAAGTGGGGGGGAGAACACGCCTACGCTCTTACTTTTAAATCCATACTCAGACGCTACTCGCTCACATTGAAATAAGAACTGAGTATAAAGTTGTTGAGAGCAAGACCCTAATTTTGCTTTTTTCATTTCCTCATTTGCAATAGTCTTAGCTACGCCTTCTTTTGAAGTTCCTTTTTTTCCGTTTATACCTGCGGTAGCATAAGGAGGGTTAATAAGAAATACTAATCGCTTTCCACTCTCTGCCCCTTCTTTTAAGATCTTCTTTACAGATAAGGGCAATACATTGTCAGTTCCCTCAAAGAATGGACTTTCTGTTTCTGGGTTTAAAAAGTCATACTGAAAGACCTCTGACCCATAATTATATTCTTCTCTTTTCATTGCTATAACATCTGATTCTTCAGCAGTAGATAAGATAAGATTCTTAAAGTCATAGTCTCTAGTCAAGTTACCTGTACCAGCACAACAATCCCACACGATACAGTCATCTCTCCATGTTTCACCAAGCACTTTGTCCATCTCAGAATGTGCTTCATCTACCCATAAAGTAGGTGTATAGAACGCACCTTGTCGTCTACGAGTATCGTCCTCGATGATACGATCTCTCATAGATAATAGCTTATCAATGTCTTTTGCAGATAAACCACGCTCTCTACGCTCAAAGAATGCTCGCATAGAGGAAAGGTTTAGAGTGTACTCTTTGCCTCCCAAGATGATGGTGTCTTTCTTTGAAGGGTGTTCATAAGCATAGTTGCCATCTTCCTCTGAGTAAAACACACACCCGAAGAAAAGGTCGATCATCTCAACAGGCTGATAACGATCTTTAGGAAAGATATGATCAACCCAATACTGATACATTGCACTGATGTTCTTCTCCGAAGGCTTTACCTTAACAATAGCCCCTTCGGATAGTTGCTCACAAAGTTGTTTGAGCTTCTTCCCATCTACTTCAAACACAGACTCAAGATGCACATCAACGGCTACCTTTAGTTCGGGATCGGGTGAACTAGGTCGTCTACCCCAATCTATGTTAGCGTCTAAGAAACTTTTGATAGACTCAAAACTCACCACAAAGCAAAACTTTTCATCTCCAATGAAAATGACGCTAGGTAGATCATGCCCATTTTCCTCAAACCTCTTGCAGTAATAGAGAGCTTGAGCAAGAACACTTGATCGAGCAGTTTCAATCGTTAGGTCTGTGCCATACTTAGCTTCAAGTAAAACCCTTACAGGTGTCTTACTTGGTGTTTCCCAATCTAAGACTCCATCGGTAGCCCAATTTCGACCAGATATTGTTGTGAAGCTATCCCCGACCTCTTTTTCGAGGATGCCTCTTAGGAACGCATTTACATCTTGTTCTTTTCTCATATTGCTTCTCCTTATATCTCGTAATCATACCCTGTCGGTCTTTATATGATAAATAAGGGGTTACTACGAAGTAAGGAAACTCACAAATCTATCAATCACAGACTCCTCGTCTGAACGAATCTCTCCCTCCCAAATCACAAGGCAAGACACACCACAACGAGCATAGTAATCTACTACCTCTGCCTCATGCTCCTCATTGCTCTTTCCCGTCTTTGATTCCCCATGCCAGTAGTCTCCAAAGACCTCCACCACCTTATACACTCGTAAGTCATTCAAGATAACAATACCAGCAACATAACTCTCGTACTGACTCTCCGACAAATAGATGAAGTCGGGATTTCTTGCCCTATTGCTCTCTCTCAACCAATAAGAAAAGTTTCCTGTGTAGACCAACCTCTCTGGTGTAATCGAGTCAAAGTAGCTTTCTAGCTTGTTAGGTTTGTCGGACGATCTATTCGCCACACTACTTGGAGCAAAAGGAAGTCCATACCTTTCAAGACAAGTATTAATACGCTTCTCCTGGAACTCGTCAGTTTGTAAATAGTGTTCTGTACCATAACGCTCAAGATTGGTTGCTTTAGTGCGTTCTCTATGCTCGGCACATTGATTAGGGTGTTCTACACCATAACGCTCAAGGTTCGTCTTTTTAATGCGTTCCTTGATGATCTCCGAAGCAAACCCATTCTCTACACCATAACGCTTTAGGTTGGTCGCTTTACGCTTCTCTTTAACCTCATCACTATGGGCGATTTGTTCTACACCATAACGCTTAAGATTAGTCTCTTTCATCTTCTCTTTTACAGACTCATCTTGGAACACATTCTCAACACCATAGCGTTCTTTGACTGTAGCCTTACGCTTCTCATTTGTCTTAGGTATCGAAGTGAGTGCGTTATACTTAGCACGATAGTCTTTCGCATCATACCCATGCACCTTCCTCACATGGTCGGCAATACGCTTCTTACGATACCCACAAATCTTACAAGACAGGTAGTCCACACTCTCAATCAATTGAGGTTCATACAAACCCCTTTGGAAATACTCATCGAAGTTGAACTCGGACGAGGGAACTCCAATCTTGGTATCCCAATCGGGGCAAGCCTTAATGTGCAAAGGTAGACCCTTTGCCTTTACTACTTTCTTACAAGCTGGACAATGAGTTGACATATGTATCCTTTCTCTTAGTGGAGATTGATACTATACACCAAACTTTGCTTGCTTGTCAACCCCTAAACCACCCCTTGAGCCACACTCAAAAACTCCGAAATCATCTCGTAAGTACCTAGAAATAAAGGGAAAATAAGGAATCCCCGCGGCGAAAGAACGCCCCGACCAACATGCGGGCCAAAGGCACTTCTTATCCCCACGCCATATTTGGGTTGTTTTAATCCACGCATATATTTTGTAGTTCTTGCTTTAGCTTCAACCGACATCGACCACATTTGTTCAGCCGAAGATTTGAGTCCTTCATATTTGCTTGACCTGTCGATGTTAAGAGAGATGCCCCCGATGGAATAATCGAACTCGTCTACGATCCAGTTTGCTTGAAGAGCCATAGCCGCAAACTGTATCGCCCCTTGAAGAATGGGAGTTCTCCAAGCAGGTTTAATATTTACGAGTGAGTTAAGGTTTTGGAGTTCTTCAGTTTCTGGTGGTTGCATATTCCACCAATCTAAAGCTCTCTCAAGATACTCAAGCATCTCCTCATCTTCCCACACTTGACCAAAGACTTGATTGTAGCTACCAATGTTCGATTCATGCTCTGGTGGTCTGAAATGATAATACTTGTCGGGGTTCTGATCTCTAAGGAGCATACGCAACTTATAGACCATAGACTTTTGAGCTTCTGAGAGTTGTAATCCAAGTACAGCGTTCTCTGCGACTACCCCGAACTCTTGTACAACCGTTTGGGGTTGGCTGTTGACCAACTCTTTGAGGGTCCATCTGATCCGATAGCGACCATAGGTAGCTGTGGTAGGTATGCGTACAGATGCATAGTATTCACCTACCGATGGGTTTTCGGGTATGCGAGCTTGATCACCGATGAGTACATCTGTTTCGGGTGGTCCAGGGTCTACATAATAAAGTGCGTAAGTAATTTCAGCGGCATTAGACACATTCCCATTTGAGTTTGTGAGGAAGATGTCGAGATCGCCCCTTGAGAGTATTTGATTTCTTTTAAATGCTACAGCCATATTGAGCCTCCTTTAGTATAGTGTCATTATAAACAAGCTAAGAAAAGTTAAAGAATATACTATGAGTAAAGAGCAAAAGTACGAGAAGATTGACCATCCCGACCATTACCAAGCAAAGGGGATGGAAGCGATATCTGTGATCGAGGCATATAACCTCAATTTTTCGCTTGGTTCAGCGATCAAATATATCTTAAGAGCGGGAAAGAAACCTGGTGAGAGTTCTATTGAGGACTTGAATAAAGCTATTTGGTATCTTCAACGAGAGGTAGAGAGGCATAAAGAGGGCTAGGATCATATAAGGGGTTATTATCTGACTTCATATATGAAAGGACTGATTTATGTCTAACATGGAAACATCTCGTGAGGCACTTGAGTCAATCGAACCTCAAATCACCAATATAACAGATCGTGTATATCGGTACATCCTATCGAAGGGAGAAGATGGTATTACAGATGATGATGGATTTAGATCGTTAGGTATGAACCCGAACACATATCGCCCTTGTCGTATTAACCTCATGGATAAGGGTCTTGTCCTTAATACGAACACTAAGGGCATTACGGAGTCGGGCAGGAAAGCGTGGAAGTGGAAAGCAGTTGCCGAGTCTGA